TTTTCCTCTAGCGGCAGCGCGGGTAGTTCAGGATCTTCCAATCCGTCCCGAACATCGGTAAGCCACTTGATCACTTCCTTGTAATCATCGGCCATATCTGTAGGCACTTTTCGCGCTGCATTTCTCCGGATAAATCGGTACACCACAATTCCCACCACTGCCCAAACTATCAGGTCTCTGCCTGAATATTGTTCTGCTCCAAACATGGGGGTGATATCATAGCGCGATTTAAGCTTGGATTTAACCAGGGCAATCGCCTGCTTTTCGATTGTTTTAATTGCATCTACATATTCCGCGTTATCTTCATCTATGAATTGAGAAAATAGGCGGCCTTCGAGTTCCTTGCTCGATAAAAATTGAAGTGTGATCATTTAGTATAAGTGTTTACGTTCTACTCGTCCTGTCAATATTTTTCCTGCTTTCCCAGAATGTATGTGCCGGGAGAGAAAGGTAATTGCACACTCGTCGGCATCGGGCGCATCGTCGTGGCCATTGTAGTTGGGTTCTATTCCAAGTAATTGAGCCTTGCCCACCTGCGTATCCTGGTGCGACTTCTTTTTTTCATTCCAAAAGACCCTGCCATTTTGATAGTAGGGTTGCATCGAAAGGATCCTGTCGTACTTCCTTGTCTTTGGGTTGGTTACTTTCCCCAGGCGAAGTTCAATTGCGTGGGCTTTCTCAGCTTCGGCAATCGTGCGTTCTACTTCGTCATTCCAGAATTGCGCCTCAAACTGCCAGTGCACTAGGGCACCGGAAGGTAGCAGCTCCTGAAAGTCGCACATCCAGTCTATAGCTGCGCGCATCTTTGTTTTTTTAACGAAGGAGTCTATATAAAAGAACTCCTTGCCTTTTAAACCCCAAACCCGCACCGCGTTATAATCGGCAGTGGCAGTTCCGGCATAAGCGACATCCCAATGGCCCACAATTATGTCGAAGTGATCTATCCTTGGCAACTTGGCCCATTGAATTTGCTCTTCTTTAAAGATCTTCCCTTCTACATGAGGCTTTTGGTTATATTCTGCCTGCGCGGCTAAAATCCCTATTTCTTCCTCTACGGTCTGAAAGTAATCGTCGTCATATTTTTCAGGCCAGCTTGGGATGTAGGTAACCGGATCGTAGGCATTGATGTGATGCACTTTCCATTTTGGGTGCCTTTCCTGTAATTTCTTCTGAATCATTATTGGGGCAAAAGCATTGTTTGCCAGGACATATCTCCGGGTGCCACCATCCATTGTGGGTAATAAGTGCTTCTCTACCCATTCCACGGTATCATCTTGGCGCCGCTCGTTCTTTGTGGTCGCTGCGGTCTCGCAGTCATCCATCACTATATAGTTAGGTCGTTGCGCCTGCACCCTGAGTCCACGACAGGATTGACCCATCCCTAATGCTTGACCAATAAAACCTGATTTTGTGATATAAAAACCATCTTCCCAGCTTCCGGGGTTCTTTTGCTCTCCGTGATCGGCAATTATTTGCGGGTTATTCTCCCACTCCAGCCGCAGATCTTCCAGCAGTTGTTTTGCCTTGTCGTGAGAATTGCCAACAATCACCATATACACTTTTTCCTTTCTCAGCCATAGCCAAAATGGGATTAGGATATCGCATACTACAGATTTTGCCAAACCCCGTCCCCATTCTGCAAATGCTTTTGCGGTGAGATGCTTGGAGAGATACACAGCGAGTTCCACGTGAAAATAAGCGGAAGGACTATCGGCGTAATGCGGAAAATACCTGATTACCGTTTTCTTAAAATCCTTCTTGCAAACTTCAATCGCTGCTAACCGCTCTGGCTTGGTTTCGTTAGGATTGACAGAACTGCACGCCCGCATTAGCTTGATCTTCTCAAGAATGCGCTTTTGTGCTATTTTATCCTGTAACTTCAATCTTCGGTGCGGATTATCCTGTCCTCTTTCAGGTGATTGATCTGGTTGGACTTAAAGTCATAGAACAAATTGGTGATCACCTTTACACGCCAGGTGTTGTGGTTAAGTTTTCGCTCTCTCACGATTTGCCCTATTTGGTAGCCGCAGCCTTTTTTGATCAAGTACACGCCAAGTTCTAATTGCCAGCGTCTATAATTTCCTTTAAGCCAAAGAAGGCTGAATATCTTTTTCATTTTGAATTGATTTGAGTTATCGGTATTTCAGGGCAATATCATTAATGTGATTCTCGAAGAAGTCCAGGATAGCACCTTGAGCTTTGCCCGGCATTTTTGCGAGCATTTCACCCATTATCTGTTCGGTTACGTTGATGTACACGTTGTAAGGGATGCGATGTTCCTTTTCAAAATTCTCCTTGGTCTTGTTGAGCTTCGCAATGCTGTCTATAAGAGACACTTTCTCCTTCGCCTTGTCTCGCCTGAAGTCTGCAAGTTCCTTTTCGGTATAACCGCTCAGGTCTTCCTCGTCTGCTTCCATTTGAATTGCGCGATCTGTATAAATGTTGATCAGCGCATTGATATTTTCGGTCCCGGACTTAATAGAACTCATTGCGGAGCTGCGTCTTTCGGCCCAGCCAAATTTCTTTACCCAGTCTCCCAATGTTTTCTCGGTAACTCCTACAAGATTCGCAACCTCCCGCGCGGTCTTTTTCTGCCGTATATACAATTCTTCAGCAAGCCTGCGCTCTTTATCTTTTGCCATTTTTCCTCTGATTATACCTCACAAAGTTGATATAATATACCTGAAATTAACCTTTTAAATCCTGCGTTAAGCCCTATAAACACTCATTTTAACACTATTTTAAGCCCATTCCAAAAACAGAATTTTCAGGATGCACGAATAGCCCTCATATTTGTCATCCAAAGCAGTAACAATTAAAAAATAGGTATTTGAGCGAACTAATTAAACAAGCGGTTTTGATGGCAATTGGCGCAGGAGATTACACCGCGCTGGCTGCACAATACCCATTTATGATCACAGCAGAAGCGACCGGCAAAACTGCCGATGTTCGCATTTCTGGGGTTATACACGAATGGAACGCGAGCGCTGAATGGTTCCAGGCTAAAATTGACGAGTTTAATGCTGATGGCGTAACGCTCATTAATTTTCACATGAACACTCCGGGCGGCTCTGTATTTGAAGCCAACGGGATCCGTAATATAATGGACAGCTTCAAAGGAAAGATCCACGGTTGGGGCGGTGCCCTGGTTGCGAGTGCCGGTACTTATTTGATAGCAGGCTGCGACACCTTTGAGATGCCTCCCAACGGACAGTTTATGTATCACAAGCCACTGGTCTTTATGCGCGGGAATGAAGACGAGGTAGCGGGAGAATTGGTTCACTTAAAATCCCAAACTTCAAATTACAGAACTACTTATGCTGAATTGACCGGAATTTCAGAAGAAGAGATTGAGAAACGATGGAGTAAAGGCGATGTGTGGATGGATGCAAAAACCGCATTAAAGGAAGGCTTCATCACTTCTATAGGAAAGAAAAAAGTAAAAATACAGGAAGATCAAAAAGCGATGTTCACAGCTTGTGCCGCGCCAACAATGCCGGAAATTATCAAATCAAAATCAAACCCAAAAATTAAAATAGAGATGGATTTAAAATTGACCGCCCTCCAATTGGGCTTACCCGAAGATGCCACTGAAGCGCAGGTTACTGCCGAAATGGCCAGACTAAGAGCCGAAGCTGCAAAAGTTGAAGGCTTGGTACAGGAAGCGAGTGCAAAAGTTGCAGCCGATTTACAGACAGAGATCCAGAGCGTTCTCGCATTGGCTGTTGCCGAAAAGAAAATTACTCCCGTTCAAAGCAAAAGTTTTGAAAAATGGGCTAATTCAGACCTTGAAGGTTTTAAAGAGTACATCGCAACCTTGTTGCCATTAGAGAAAATCTCTGAGAACATCCAGGGGAAAAAAGGAACTACCAGTGCAGCTGCATTGAAAGAGAAAAGTTTTGAAGCATTGACTACCGAAGAAAGAACAACTCTTCTGGAAGCCGACGAAGCTGCTTACATCGCTAAGTACGAAGCTTACTTAGCCCAATAGATTTAGAATAAACCACAAATCACTAATAATAAAGAAGATGAAAAACGCATTTAAATTACTTATGGTTCTTGCTTTTGTAATGACAGCCATATTTACAGGCTTTGCCAAAGAAAATGGCGCAGTAACAGTTGCGGCCGTTGTCGTTACTAATGGCGACTTGCTGAACACTCTGAACGAGAAGTTCATTATAACAAAATTTCGCCACGTTGGTACCTGGCTACAGGAAATATCCAGTAAAGACAATTGGGTAAATAATGATGTTATAAAGATCCCAAAGAGAAAGGGAACTAACGCACCAGCCGTATTAATTAACAACACCGTATATCCAATTGCTTCCGCAGGAAGAGAGGACGATGTGGTTACCGTTTCATTGAATAAATACGACACTGAAAACCGCGAAGTCACAGACGATGAATTGTACGCAATTGCTTACGATAAGGAAGGTGATATCAATTTGGAATTAAAAGAAGAACTGGAAGAAGAAAGCGTGAATCATGCGTTGCATTCTATTTCTCCAGCTGCCGATTCTACCGACACGCCCGTAATGGAAACTACCGGCGCGAATGATGGCACAGGCCGTTTGAGAATGACAAAGGCAGATGTGATCACTTACAAAGGAAAGCTGGACAAATTGAAAGTTCCTGGCAAAGGAAGAGTAATGGTACTATCTACTGTTCACGCAAACGATCTATTACTTGAAGATTCTGTATTTGAGAAAGGATATCACAACCGTGTAGACGGGGCGATCTCTATAAATTACTACGGTTTCAAGGTTTACGAAGAAGTGTACACTCCAACTTACGATGACATTACTCTTGCGAGATTGGCGTTTGGGAGCGCAACCGCCGGAAGAAACTCTTCTATCGTATTCCATAAGAAATCTACTGTAAAAGCAAAAGGGAGCGTGACTAGATATGCTGCCGATGCCAAAACCAACCCTACTTACAGAAAATCTGTTGTAGGATACAGAATGTGGTTTGGTTGTTTTGCAATACAAGACGCCGGTCAAGGTGTTATCCTTGACGGGAAAGTCTAAGAATAATTTGAGTTAACCAGGCAGGCTCACTTATCGCAAGTAGCCTGCTCCCTCAAGGGGGCCGCCTAAGTCGGATTTAATAACAAAAAACAGTATGGTAACCAGTAAGGACTGCATTAGGAAGTATGGAAAACCAGACATCGCGATGGAACGCGCCCACATGCAGTTGTGGGAACTTCCTGAAGGATTCGTCAAGGCCATTCCCGCGCTGCCTGAAAGGTTGTATTGTAATGCTGATATTATTCGTCCACTGTGGCAAGCCATTACCAACGTGATCAAACAGGATTTAGCCTGCTACATCAACAGCTGGGAAGGTTGCTTCAATATCAGGATGAAAAGAGGAGGGCAAAACTCCTGGTCTTTACACTCCTGGGGAGTGGCCATAGACTTTAATGCCGGGACCAATAGGTTTGGGCAAGAACCACAAATGCATTTATCCTTGGTGAAATGTTTCACCGATGAGGGCTTTGACTGGGGAGGAGCTTGGTCAAAACCAGACGGAATGCACTTTCAACTCTCGAAAATATGAAGCCCTGGATACTATTGATTTTGGTTTTTGTGGTTGGCTGTAAAAGTCAGCAAAGTACCAGTGTCGAGAAAACCACGGTTATAGATTCTACAGTTGTAAAATTCACGCCGGTAGATACCACACTTACTTTTCCTGCCGATTCGGTTAGGATTGTGAGTTCTGTGAATTCCCTTAGCGATATCCCAACTGTAAAGAAGGGGGAGCGCGCCACGCTTAGCATATCGCGATTAGGTGAGATGATCACTGCCGATTGTAAGGCGGAAGCATTGGAGGCTAAAATACGCCTCCTTAATAAAGAAATTGAACGCTTCAGAGAAGTTAAAACTGATAGATCTGAAACTGTGATAGTCCCGGAGAGATTCGTGCCGTGGACAGTAAAATACTTAGCCTGGATAGGCGGGATCTTCCTGTTGTTCCACGGAATCAAATTAATCCTAAAATTCTATAATCCATTTTCAAGATGAAAACAAAAGAAGAGTTAAAAGCGGCTGCAAAAGCCACCCTAAAGAATTATCCACATAGCAAAGAAGTATTTGCCACGCTAGACGGCAACATCTTCCTTGAAAAAAACCGCGCTGAATTGCACGCAAAAAAGGAGACTATAATTAGTTTCACGAAAGCAGATTTCGCAAAAGCAGCGATAAAGAAGGCTTCCGGTACCAGTAAAGCAGATGCTGCCAAAGCAGCCAAAGCTGAAGAGGTAGCAAAAACTGAGACCAAAGCGGCCGCAGATGCAAAACTTGAAAAAAAGTAAGAAATGGCACAGTTGAACGGAGTTTTAATTGAGAAGTTGCAAGGTGGCTTAAACCGCGCTGCAACATCTACAGATAGCCATGTGGCACTAATCGTCGCTCCGGTAATGGAACCGGACGTACTTGCTGCCATTGGAGACCCATCGGGTTTAAAGTTGACCTCACTTTTTGCCGCAGAAAGCATTGGCATTAATGCCGCACTGGATGCGAACGAAGGAATTAATCTGCACAAGCAGGTGGTAGATTTCTTTAGGCTTGCACCTTTAGGAACCCTGTACCTATACAACAGCAAAGTTGCTGTAGATATGATCACCTTTTTCAAGAACAACCCAGACGTGAAAGGTTATGCCTTTCAGGAAGAGGCTGCCGTTGCGATTACACAGGCCACCCTGCTTGCCGCACAACAGCTTGATGTGATAGATGCTTTGGCAGTGGAAAACAGATTGTTGGACTTCGGGATCCTTGGGATTAACGGTTTTGCAATTGCAGACGCCATAGACCTTCGGGTATTGGAAGCTCCACAAATGAGTGTTTGTGTTGCCTCTGGGAATGGAGACAACCTCGTGAACCTTGGCGCGCTGCTTGGAATGATAGCCGCAAGACGGGTGAATGAGAATTGTGCTTCGGTTAATATTCAGAATAAACCGATCTCCTCCAGGGGAACAAGGGATTATCCTTTGACCGACGAGAATACAGGAGCCTGGTTAAAAGCGTATATGAGCGACGGCACCGATATGAACAGCCTGAGTGCTGCACAATTGACAGAATTGGAAGTAAAAGGATATATAGTTGCAGCTTCTTACCAAGGCTATGCAGGGGTATTTTTCACAAATTCCCACACCGCTATTGATATCGCTTCAGACTACGCATATATTGAAAATAACCGGGTGTGGAACAAAGCCGCGCGTTTAATTCGTGCCACTTTAATTCCGCATATCAAGGGAGTGGTAAAGAAAGATCCGGCTACCGGGTTTATCAAATCGACTACCGCGAGCCAATGGACTGCCGCCGCCAATAAAGCATTGGAAGGAATGGTGATCAATGACGAAATTTCAGGATTTCAGGTGGCAATAGACAACAAACAGATTGTGAACTCTTCCAACCCTGTATTTATCCAGGCGTTGATAGTTGCAGACGGGATCGTTCATAAATTCGAAGTAGCATTAGGACTTACTAACAGTATATAATTATGGCGAATACAACAATAATCAACAAATTTGGCGAAATGCAGGGGTGGAACTCTGTAACTGCCAATATGCTTGGCCGTGACCTTGAAGCGATCACTGCTTTGAAATACGGCGATTCTGAAGCAAAGGAAAACGTATATGGCGCAGGGAAGTTTCCCGTAGGCCGTAGCCGTGGGAATTATGAGCCTTTCGCTTCTATTACTCTGAATAAGGAGGAAATAGATGCCCTACAGCAAGCTTTGCCTTCAGGAAAAAGAATTACTGACATTTCTCCCTTCGACATCGTTGTGGAATATGCCAATAATGACGGGCTGCTCAAAAAGGACAGGATCCGTAACTGCGAATTCACCAATCAAGAGATTGATGTGAAGCAAGCCGACGGGACTATCGAAACTGAATATGAACTGATTGTTTCACACATAGAATACAACGTAATATAATGGGGCAAGTCCAAAGAAATTATACCGAGGATCAAATATTGGCGCACGCCGCGAAATGCGGTGGAAAGCGAAATTTAAGGGAAATCATAATCACCGATGATGATGGGGTGCAAGTTGCGTATTTGGTAAAAAAACCAAACCGAAACGTGGTATTGGCAGTCACTGCCGCAAATGAAAAAAATGATACCACTGGGGCTACCAAAATATTGATTGGCTGCATCTTGGAAGGCGATATGGAGTTGATGGACAATGACGGCTCTGTATTCCTGGAACTTACCGAAAATGTAAGCAAACTGCTTAGCCAGACAAAAGGTGAGATAAAAAAGCTGTAGAAGACACTGCCCTGGATTCTGACGAAAAGGAAGTTGACGGGCAGTGGATAGCAAAGGTGAATGCGATTCTTCGGCTTAATTACTCAAATACACCGGAGGAACTTTCAAATGAAGCTTGGGCAAAGCTGTTTAACGAATGGTCTTACTGCGAGCGTTTGAAGAATAAAACCTTGGAGTTGGTGATTAAGAATGCGGTTTCAGAAGTTGCAGCTGCTGTTTTTGGGAAGCAGTAATTATTTGTTCTTCTCCTTTAACCAAGGCTTGAGCAACCAGAACACCAAGTTCAAGAATGCCACTATTAGCAACGGTGCCATTATCAGCAGAAAAATAAAACCAGAGAAGTCGTACATGGCTTAGAATTTTTATAAATATACCGCAATTTGGCAACTACTACAACAACCTGGTACCTCAATCTAAAGGATTCGATTTCAGGCCCGCTAAAGAAAATGCAGGGCGGTGTAGATAATGTTTCTAAACGCGTAGGAAAAGCCGGCAAGGCATTGAATAAATTAAGCGCCATCGATATGATGGCTGTTGACGCATCTGCTCAACAATTAAAAGCAAGCTTTGAAGCTTTTAACCAACCCTTTATCGCTTTTGAAAGCAAATTAGCCGAAGTGGAGGCCATTACCGGAGTTACCGGGAAAGCCCTTGACGAACTTGGCCGTAAAGCAAAAGCATCTGCCAGAACCTTCGGCGGATCTGCAACAGAATCTTTAGAAAACTACAAAACAATATTATCAAAGCTCGGACCGGAAATTGCAAAATCTCCTAAAGCCCTTGATCTCATGGAACGCAGCGTGCGCACGCTGTCTAAATCTATGGGTGGAGATGCCGCAGGTGCTGTAGATGCACTTACCACCGGAATGCTGCAATATGGAATAGATCTTTCTGACCCTATGAAGGCTCAGGAGGAAATGACTCGCCTAATGAATGTAATGGCAGCCGCCGCACAGGAAGGTGCCGCCGAAGTGCCAAGTATTTCTCAAGCCTTAAAGGTTGCCGGGGTGCAGTCTAAACTATCCAACGTTTCATTTGAAGCTACCAACGCCGCGATTCAGGAATTGGCCAAGGGTGGAAAAGTAGGTGCCGAAGCCGGTACTGCCTTGAGGAATGTACTTGGAAAAATGGCGGGTGAAGACATCATCCCGAAAGAAGCCGCAGGGAAATTGCGGGCACTTGGTGTGGATATGTCTGTAGTTTCAGATACTTCCATCCCATTTACAGACCGATTGCGAGAGTTGAAGAAAGCCCAGGGCGATGCCACAGTGATGGCTCAGGTTTTTGGCGTTGAAAATGCCGCAGCCGCCAACATCTTATTAAATTCTGTAGATGCACAGGACAAGCTAAAGGCGAAAATCACCGGCACCAACTCTGCGCAAGAACAGGCAAACGTAATAATGGACACCACTGCGGAACGACTTTCGAGAATGAAAGCCGGATTCGACAATATTAAAATATCCATAGGAAAATACACTGCTGCAGCGCAGCCTTTTGTCGCTATTGGGGCAGACAGTATTAGTATGATGGCCAATATGGCGAACGCTCAAAAAGGAGTTACCGCCGCGATGGGTGCCGCAAAAGCGATGCTTGGGATAAAAACCCTTGCCGAAAGTGCCGCTATTATCAAGACAAAATTACTCTCTGCCTGGACACGCATCACCACAGTTTCACAATGGAATTTGAACGCCGCTATGATGGCCAATCCTATTGGTGCTGTTATCCTTGCAATTGTGGCCCTTGTGGCAATTATAGCAGTTGCCTGGGCGAAGTTTGAAGGCTTCAGAAATATAATCTTCCAAGGATGGGAAGCGATGAAGCTCTTTGGAACCGTGATCAAGGATTACGTGATTAACAGGTTCAAAGAATTACTGAAAGGAGTTACCGGCATAGGGAAGTCTTTGATGCATTTCTTTAATGGCGAATGGTCCAAGGCTTGGGAGACAGGGAAAAATGCGATGGTAGATTTAAGCGGGGCAGGAAGTGCCAATGCCGCAATAGATCAAGCCAAAGAAGGATTGCCTGGTGCGCTCAACAAAGGAAAGGCCAAAAGCGATGCTTACACCGCAGCGCAGAATGCCAAGCCCGAAGTGGGAGTGGTGGCACCGCTCTCTGAAGACACCACCGGCTTATTAGATCTAACCGGCAAGAAAAAGAAAGTTGACGGCACTCCCACTTCGGGTGGAACAGGAACTGGCGACGGTACAAAAGAGAACGCGTTGGCACTGGAAGGAACAGGCACATCCGGAGGTTCAAAAACGATCAATATGACTTTGAATATTTACAACAGTTTCGCCACTTCTGCATCTACAAACGTGCGTGCATTGGCAGACGAGATCGTGGGACATGTGAATGATAAATTAAGAGATTCGGTTACCAATTTAGGATAAAAGCAATGGCAGAAGATATAAGATATAATGTTTCACAATTATTCCAGATAGCATTCGGGCAAAATTCCCCTGTGTTTATCCCAGAGCCATTATTGTCTTCTCCTCCAGCCAATATCAATTACTCCGGACTTGTTCCCTTAGATGAAAATTACGCGGGCGAGAATGGATTTAGGACGATGAGTTGGATGGGAACACCTATTGTGTTTCCGGTAAAATTCAAGGGAAAGGAATATCAGCTATACAATGGCGTGGGAGAGATCGTCAAGATTCGATTAAATGATTACCAATTACCTGCGGCTACGCTGTTGAGCTTCCGCAGGGCAAAAAATATCACCCGCACCAATTTGCTTGGAAGCAACGGGACGGTGAAAGAAATATACGGACTGGACGATTGGGTGATCGATGTGAAAGGATTGTGCCTGGACGAACCCGGCAATCCCGCAACTGCCCAAATGGCGAAATTACAGCAATGGGAAGAATTGGCAGATGCTATTGAGGTGCGAGGAAGTTTGTTCTCCGGCCTTAAAATTTCGGCAGTTGCTATGGTAGATTTTCAAAAGGACAACACGCAGGCTAAGCCTGGAGTAATTCCTTTTCAATTTCAGTTGTTAAGCGATGAAGCTGTAGAACTTGTAATATCCGGGCTATGACCTTAGCAATGACCGCCGAAGTTATTTTTCACGCCACAGCCTCGAGAGGAGCGTTGGTGATTCAGCAAGTAACTGAAATTACTACAGAGAGCAGTTGGAAGGAATTGACAGATCGCGCCACGATCACTTTGCCGCGCAAGATCAAATTGTTTGAAAAGGCAAAAGTGCGGCAGCTATTTAGAAGAGGGGATGCTGTTACTATTTCCTTTGGCTACAACGGCCAGAACCAAGTAGAGTTTACAGGATATATCACCGAGGTTTCGGCGGATATTCCAATAAAGATAAAACTGGAAGACGAGATGTGGAAGTTAAAGCAACTGCCCGTCAACTTTTCGTCTCCAAATATAAGCCTCAAGGATTTGCTCACGCAGATCTTGCCGGGTTATAAAATAGAAGCCCTTCAGGGAGTAGCACTTGGCGGCGTGAGGTTTTCAAAAACCACTGTTTCACAAGTACTGGAGAAACTTCAGACTGATTGGGGTTTGTATAGCTATATGAAAAGAAAGAAGCTGATGGTTGGTATTTATTACGCCGACGATTTGCAGCACATAAAGTTTCATTTGGAACGCAATTCAGTCTCAAATTCCCTGAACTACAAAAGAAAGGAAGATGTGTCTATAAGAATAAAAGCCATTTCCACATTGCCAAACGGTGTGAAGTTGGAAGTGGAGAATATAGGAGACAAGGATGGTGAAGACAGGCAGTTGAGTTTCTACAACATCACCGTATTGGCAGAATTGGAGCGACTAGGCCAAATGGAATACGAAAAATACAAACAAGATGGCTTTGATGGCAGTTTTACAGCTTTTGGGATTCCCGCAGCACATCACGGGCAGACGGCAGATTTAGAAAGCAGCTTATATGAAGATAGAAGCGGGTCTTATTATATAGACAGCATAAATAAGAGTTTTGGAAAAGGCGGCATTCGCCAGGAGATACAATTAGGACAACGAGCAGAATAATGGGAAAAGGAACAAACATAGCAGAGTTTAATGATCTATTGAAAAACCGCGCAAAGGGTGCGGTTGTTCAAACGCTGTGGTGTGTTGTGAACTCTGTGGATTGGCCGTCGCGAAATATGACCGCTACTGGCATCCTTGATGGCCTTGATTTCTATAATGTACAGTTAGGTTTAGGATCTGTAAATATCAACCCCAAACCCGGAACAAAATGCCTTGTGGGGATCATCGCCAACAATGCAGCTTCCAGTTTCCTGATTTCGGCAGAAGAGATCTTGGAGATCGAAATAATTGCGGGAGTAAGCGAATTGGTAGTGAAGGAAGAGGGTGTCAGCGTGAAGAGGAATTCCGAAAACCTGAAAGAGGTCTTGAATGACCTGATAGCCGAAAAGAATAAGATGAATACGGAAGTTTCCAAGATTGCAACCAAGGCAGGCGCCGCAGATAGCGTGCCGATATTACTGGAAATATACACCGCCACGGAACTGATTAATCAGCGTTTAAACAGCATTTTAATATGAAGGACATTGAACTTTCAGAAGACAACGATTTGAAGATTATCGACGGCGATTTTTCTATTGGCGAAAGCGAAATGCAGGAAGTGGCATTAATACTGGCTGCCAATCAGGGTGAATGGAAGGAAGACCCAGTGTTGGGTCCTAACCTCATTCAGCTCTTGAAAATAAATGAAAGCAAGGCAGATATAACACATCGTGTGAGGATCCACCTTGAGAGAGACAGTAAGGATTATAATCAAATTCAAAATAAAATAAAATTAATTACAAATGGGTGAATTTATACGTGAATACTTTGGACTGCTAGTAGGCGGCACAATTACCGGCGGACTTGCAGGCTTCTTTACTTGGTTTTGGAAACGCAAATCTTCTAAGGTTGATTATTCAAAGTCGATAGTCGATTTGTACCAGGACACCCTTGACGATTTAAAAATTAGGTACGAAGAGCGTTTTGCGTTTTTGAAGCGGGAGTACGATTATAAATTTTCGGCCTTGAGTATAAAGATGGAAGCCCTGGAGAAAGAGCAGAATATGTGGAAAAACAAATACGCAAGTCTAAAAAAAGAGTTTGACGCTTATAAAAAGAAACATCAATAAATGGTAATAGCACTTAACAATCAGTCCTTATTTGACATCTCCATCCAAGTATATGGCACCGTTGCCTATGTATTTGATTTGGCGTTGGCAAATGGCTTGAGTATTACGAGTGATCTGGTGGCAGGCCAAGAAATTGAGGTGCCGGAACTTGAAGTGGAGAGCAAGGGAGTGCAGCAGTATTACCTGGCGAATGGAATTAAGCCCGCAACGGCAATTATTAAAGAAGATCTGCCTATAGAAGGCGATTGTAACTATTGCAAATTATTTGAATAATGAGTGTTATAGCAAAAGAAATACTAAAAGGATACATCACTTGTGAGGATGTGGGTACTCAGAATAAGTTTTATAATATGCTGGACAGTTTCTGGCATAAGATAGAAGGAAAGATCATTCAGTCTTACACTGTAGATCAGGGAACTGTTACCGGAATAACGGTTGTGGATCGAGATGGAAATGCGACAGCTTTAGCCCTGCCTGTATTCCCGAATTCTCAGCCGATAGCATTTATAACAGGTTTAGCAACGGAGCTTTCAAACCTACAACCAAAGGTTGCGGGAAAGGGATTGAGCACCAACGATCTTACTTTGACGCTTTTAAATAAGCTGAATACTTTAGAGAACTATTCGCATCCTGTTTTTCACCAAATTTCAGAGGTAGAGTTTTTAACCGATGCTCTAGCAAGTAAAGCAGATGCACCGGGAGAAGGATATGGATTTTCTCAGGAGAATTTCACGTTACCGGAGAAAAACAAGATCCCAGACCACGAGATAAGAATAGGTCAGCTTGAAGGCTTGGATCTTATCGCCGATATGGTCAATCAGAAGATCCTTGTAAGAAACTCTCTAGG